CCGTTTTTAAAAATTGTCATTGGACTCCTTTTTTACAATTTTATATTGATAATCAATTTTGGAAAATAGAATATGAAAAATATTTAAAGACCTTGGAACATTATAAAAAAGTATTTTATAGTTTTAGTTATTGTCATTTAGAAGATTATGAAAATTGGAATAATTGGTTGTAGTCATAGTTCCGGATTATCTGAAGGAGGACTTTTAAAAAAGTCCGGTGGTTTTAACGCTTGGAGAGGTTGGCCGAGAGAATTGGCTAAAGCATATCCTCAGCACGAAGTTCATTTATTTGCTTCTCCTGGAGGAGGTCAAAATAATATGGAGTCAGCTTTAAGAACATGTCTTATTGAAAACTTTGATGTTGTGCTTCTCCAATTTACAACGCAGCGACAATTATATCCAACACAATTGGATAGAGTTTCAAAAAAGTCTGATGGAACACTTGATTCCTGGTACAATACTCAGCGAAGAGATAATTTTATTTTACAACAACAAAAAATAAGATCTCTTTCCATAAAGAATTATGTAATTGAACGCAAATGCGTTATGGTAGGCGGACATTGGGATGCTAGGAATCGAATAAAAGAATTAGATATAGAACTTAATGCATATGAATTACCCCAAGTTTTGTTAGATATATTCATCGATAATGAATATTTTAATGAAATGGCAGAGACTTTTTATAATTGTAATGAAATATATAAAAAATTATTTAAACATTTTTATTCTATGTTGTGGGTTCCTACTCTTAGTTATGGGCCTACTAATAGTGATCAATCTGTAGTAGAGATAAAAGATAAAGTTCCTCTTTTTATGTCCGAGTTTTTAACAGGAAAAAATCTTAGAGATAAAGTTGACTGGCCCAAAACAATATATGATTGGTTAGTAGAACATTGGACAGCAACTCTTAATGTGACTTCTCTAGAAGCAAAAAGATTAGTGTATCATGAGTATAAAAAATATAAGGGGCATTTGGGGGAAGATGCTCAACGAGAAGTTTTATTTGAATATATTTTAAGAAACAAAGAATTAAAAGAAGCATTAGAGGAAGTCTGGAGTGATGAAAGATTAGATGATTTACATCAAGTTAATATGGCAGATACCGAGGAAATAAATGAAAAAGAAAGATAGAAAACTTTATGATTCGTGGAAATATAAAAAAGGAGGATTTATGGAATTTAATAACCCAGTTTTTCAAACCATTTTAGGATTGGTAATTTTTTACATTGGACTTAAAATGTTTTCAGGTGGAATGAAATCAATGAGCCATTTAGAACAACTTGAATGGTTTCTGGGAAATCCTTACTATATGTTTTTAGGAGCAATTGTATGTACTCTCCTTTGGCAATCTTCATCACTTACTACAACTGCTGTAATAGGACTCGTTGCTTCAGGCGCATTGCCTTTACCGTCTGCAATCGCTGCAATATTAGGCGCAAATGTGGGAACAACTGGAACTATATGGATAGCGGGAATATTAGTGAGTGACGGCATGCCTACTGGCATTACAAAACAGGTAGCTCTTGTACATACAGGAGTGAATACGGTTATGGCTGTTGCATTACTTCCATTCATCCAGCCTATAGCAAGATTTATATCTAAGTTTTAAAATGATATAAATATATCTTTACTAATTGGCTCTGGGGGTTGGATTCGAACCAACACATCTTTGATCTAGATTATATCGATCAAACCAAAGATAACACGTAAACAACGTGCCGCGTTTTCCCATTTCGCCACCCCAGAGTATCTCAGGCCCCAAAATTTTTCAAAGCGCTTATAAGTCTGGTAAGGCCTATTCCACCACCATATCTTGGAAAAAATTTATAACTTAAGAATTCTTTCAATTCTTTTTCTACTCGCTCTTCGCCGAATAATTCAAATAATAATTTAGCATATTCACCATCGGAAATTGTATGAAACTGTTCTTCCATCTCTTCCGGATCAGCAGACCTTTCAGCAGAACCGATAGTTTCCATACCTCCCATAATTACATCACATTTGTTAGCAAGGTCGTCTTCATTTTTCATATTCCAAAAGGGGGAAGTATAATAAGGAAATCGAGTTATAAATCCAACTCCGGTAGGATGAGAATCAGATATCATTTGTTCGTGCGCGTGATCTAATTCTTCACAATCAAATTCTTGACACCACATACCGTAAGTTTTTTCAGGAAAAGGTCCAACGATATGTCCAATTTCTCCCATGAAACCTAAATGCCTAATTAAATCTCTTTCCATATTAAGCAAGTCCTGAAAGTCACCTGGCGCTTCAAATTCAAACATGGGAAATATAACTTCATGTCTACCTTCAACAGGATTCTGTTCTTGCCTATAAGATGTTGAAACACAGAATACACCTTTTAAATCTGGATTATTTAATAGCTCGTATTCCAACCACATTTGGCCTGTTTGAGGTAAAGGCCATATAATGTCATTATAATTATATGTTGCAACAGTTGTAGGATCTTCGCAAGCGGCTAATATGGATAATCTGTTTTGGGTATGAACTTCGAGAAAATTACGGGAATGAAAAAAAGTACGGAGACTGCTAACGACATTATTAAAATCAGTTGGTGCAATCAAACTAGTCAGGGGGTTCTCCTTTCCAAAATAATTCATTAAATATTATCTGCAATTCTACTATTTATCAAAAAAAGATTATCAATAATTTCAATAAGATATTAGTAACCTCTTGATATTGCAGGAAAACAAAAAGGTTGACATGTTGAGCTAGATATGTTATAATATATATAAAGAATAAAAAAAGACCAGCGACAACTGCTGAAGCGAAGAGTTGGGTGGGATGGCGGTAAATACAAACACAAACGAGAGAGAAATTATGAAACCCCAGAAATATCAGATATGGATGCGGACTTGGGATACCATGGAATATGTATCACCTCTATATCTTACCGCGACTAGCTTTGAAGATGCGTACAGTAAAATGAGTATTTTCAGAGATCAGTATCAGGTCAAAAGTTGCCTTCCGGAGAGCGAACATATTACAGACAATGGAGTAGTTAGAGCACTTACCAAAATGGAGAAAGCATGGATGAATTATTAGAACAAAAAGGCATTTTAGCAAAACTCATGGCAACAGAAAATATTACTGTTCGCCACGCTAAAGTTCCAACCGCCGGATTCGATCCGAAAGGCAGAACATTAATTTTACCGATTCTCAAAGAGATGGAAGGTGAGGTTTATGACTTGTTTGTTTGTCATGAAGTCGGACACGCTTTAAATACTCCAGCTCATGGTTGGCACAAGGTTATTGAAGAAAGAGGGCCGAATTATAAGGGCTTTTTGAACGTTGTGGAAGATGCCAGGATCGAAAAATTAATCAAAAGAAAGTTTGCAGGCGCCGGAAAGGCAATGAGCAAGGGATATAAAATCTTAGTACATGATAGAGATTTTTTCGGCCTCAAGCAATATAATATTGATATCAATTCAGGTTCATTAATTGATAAACTTAATATTCATTTTAAGGGTGGACCTTTAGAGAATGTTCAATTCACTGAAGCAGAGAAACCATTTGTTGATAAGATGGCAGAACTTGAGACTTGGGAAGATGTTGAACAGCTGACCAAGGAACTTTGGGACTATGCAGAAGAAAACGAACAAGAACAACAAACTTGTCAGGATGATTCTTTTATGGATCAATATTATCAAGAAGATGAAGATGAAGAGGAAGAAGATAGTGATGAGGAGAATGATTTTGAATATGATTTTAATGAAACAGATTCTCAGGATCAGTCTAAAGAGGAAACAGAAAAAGATGATTGTGACAAGCCGGTAGATAAATGCGATAATGAAGGAACTGATGGAGATCAAGAAGAAGATCAAAAAGAAGAAGAGAATGGAGATCAAGAATCTTCTCAGTCTGAAGCAGATGAAGAAAAAGAGGAAGAAGGAAAAAAGCTGGGAGGAGAGAGAGTAGGAGGATATGATAAGTGGTATGAAGATGATCCATGGAAATGGAAACGTGAACCGAAATCCTTAACCGATCAGAATTTTCGTGAACATGAGGAAGAACTAGTTCATGAAGATGCACTAGAGTTGAAATATTATAATTCACCAACAATTGATTTAAAAAGTGAAAATTTAATTATTAGTTATAAAGAACTTTTAAAAAGAACTCAGGAAGCACTAGATGAACGCAGGGATTATTTGATAGGGGCAAATAAGGGAGAGAGTGAGTGGGAAAGGGAATATTCATTAGCATTTGGATATGCGCGCGAATATTTGAAATATATCGACAAGGAAAATAAACCAGTTGTTAATTATCTTGTTAAAGAATTTGAAATGAAAAAGAAAGCAGCTGAATATAAAAGGTCGATGACCGCAAACACAGGTACTATATCTCTTTCAGATATTCATAAGTACAAATATTGTGATAATATTTTTAAGAAAATCACGATTGTTCCTGAAGGTAAGAGTCACGGACTTTATTTTTTAATGGATTGGTCAGGATCTATGAGTGATAAAATGATTCCAACTTTGAATCAATTATTTCAATTAATAGATTTCTGCAGGAAATGTAATATCGCCCATGAGGCATATGCTTTTGTTGATTATAGTTTTGATGATGAAGGAAAAGAAAAAGAAAAATTTGGGACCCCTTATAAAGAACGATTAGGCGATATGGCAATGGGAGATAAATCTACTCAATTAATGGAAATATTTTCTAATAAAATGACCAGTAAGGAATTTAAGTCTCAACGTGAAAATCTTCTTTTATCTATACTTCGATGCGATAGAGATTTTGTTGGTGCGTACTGGTTAGAAGAAAGAAGAGAAAAAATAATTAATAGAAATCGATGGAATGGTCGAAATACCAAACTTCCGAAAGATACAATCCCTTCTACAATCTATGACAGTTGGGGCGCGGAAAATAAATGTCAATCATCTTGGGAATGGAATTCAATAGGTCGTCATATTAAATGGCCGCTACATCGTCTTTGTGGAACTCCTTTGAATGATGCAATCATGATAAGTTCAGCAAATGTTAAAAGATTCCAAAGAGAAAATAATCTTGATATTGTTAACACAATTATTCTTTCAGATGGAGAATCTAATTCATCTCATAAATCTTTCGTGACAAGAGAAGACAGTGGAGATGAACTTTTTATAGAACGAATCGATACTCGAGATTCTCACATCAGGTTGGTAGATAAAGAAACAAAAAAAGTTTTTGATTGGACCGCCTGTCATGGATTTCGCCAAACAGAAAATTTTATAAATTATTTTAAATATAAGACGGGTTCAAACGTTTTAGGATTTTTCCTTACAACTTCCTCCGATGATGCAGGTCGCATGGTCGGATGGAGCAAATGGCAAGATGTAAAAGCCGGATACAATCGAAACGGATACATGATTGTAGATGATAAGGGATATGATGAACTTTATGTAATCAAACAACATACCTCCGTTATGATGGAGGATGAAATAAATATTGATTCTAATAAAGTTAATTCAACTGCTTCTTTGACTAAGGCATTCAAAAAATTTCAGAAAGGAAAATTAGAAAAAAGGATAATGCTTCAAAGATTTGCGGAAATGGTTGCTTAATGCAAGTTTGTTTTGTAATGAAATCAATAGGTTATAAGGAACTTGTTGTAATCATTGATAAACAAAAAGGTTGACATGTTGTCAAAAATAGTGTATAATATATATATAATAAAATAAAAATAGCGAGAGAGGTTATATGATGAATAAAGAACAAATAGTTGAAACCTGGAAAACTAAGCACGGTGTGCAAGCGATCCTAGATCGTTCCCAGGTAAATGAAGTTGCTGATGAAAGCGGTAATCCATGGCCGAATCAGAATTTCCTAGGAAAACTTCGAATAGGTCGAAATCAGTTTTCAATTGCGAATTATGGAAAAAACATGACGCTGCCCAGCATGGGAAAATGGGGTGATAAATACCGCAAACCAAAAGCACTTAAAGATGTGAAGATCGTCCAGCACGATACCACAATCAAGAAAGTAGATGAAAGCATCTCTTTCGTTCCAGAAAAAGATCCCAATTATATTAGAGCAGGATATTATAAAGAACTTGTTCAGATATTTAAATCTGGAATGTTTGTGCCTTCCTTTATTACCGGTTTGTCCGGAATGGGTAAAACCAAAGAAGTTTTTGAAGCTGCGGCTAGCACAAAACGCGAATTAATTCGTGTCAATATTACAATCGAAACAGATGAAGATGACCTTCTCGGTCACTATATTTTAAAAGATGGAGAGACCATTTGGGAAGATGGACCAGTTATTGTTGCGATGGAAAGAGGTGCGCTGCTTCTTCTTGATGAAATTGATCTAGCATCTAATAAGATTATGTGTCTCCAACCTGTACTTGAAGGTGGAAGCATTTTCTTGAAAAAGATTAATCGTCTTGTAAAGCCTGAAGCCGGATTCAACATTGTCGCAACTGCCAATACAAAAGGTAAAGGTAATGATGATGGCCGGTTTATCGGAGCCAACATTCTTAATGAAGCATTCCTTGATCGTTTTCCAATTACATTCGAACAAGATTATCCTCCCACCGCCATTGAAAAGAAAATTGTTTCTAGAGTTCTTAAAAATCATGGTGTTGAAGATTCAGACTTTGTTAATCATCTTTGTCAATGGACAGATGTTATCCGCCGGACCTTTGCTGATGGGGGAATCGATGAAATTATTTCCACTCGTCGTTTGATAAACATTGTTACTTCTTATATGATATTCCAGAATAAAGAAAAAGCGATCGAATTTTCGATCAACCGGTTCGATGAAGATACCAAAACAGGATTTATGGATCTCTGGACTAAAGTAGATCCTAATGCAGTTCCTGATGAGCCTGGCACAGAAACCGAAGCAGAAGAAGCTCATAGAATGCTGGATGAAGAATCAGCGAAATATTAAAAAAAATATTTAATCCTTGACATTATTAACATTATCAGCTATAATTATATTAAATAGTTGATAATGTTTGTTTGTGTTTTGTTAATGATGAAAAAAAGGAAATAATGCAAATTGAAGTACCTATAGCAGATTTACGAAAGAAAAAAATATTTGTTGCAACTCCAATGTATGCAGGTATGTGTAGCGGAATGTATACAAAGGCGTGTTGTGATTTGGCAACAACCGCTACAAAATATCAAATAGATCTTAAATACTTTTATTTATTTAACGAATCATTAATCACCAGAGCTCGAAATTATTGTGTTGATGAATTTTTGAGATCAGATTATACTCATCTCATGTTCATTGATAGCGATATTTGTTTCGATCCAAATTATGTTTTAACATTAGCTGCTCTATGTGATGATACAAAACCAATTGTTGGAGGAATATATCCCAAGAAATGTATTGCTTGGGAAAAAGTTCGTAATGCTGTTGATAAAGGTTTAGCTGATGATAATCCTATGCTTCTTGAGAAGTTTACAGGAGATTTTGTTTTCAATCCAACTGGTGGAACTCAAACAATATCTTTATCTGAGCCAGTTGAAGCATTAGAAATTGGAACAGGGTTTATGATGATACAGAGAAATGTATTTGAAAAGTTTGAAAAAGCTTATCCTAAATTTAGATATAAACCCGATCATAATCGATCAGATCATTTCGATGGTTCCAGATATATTCATGCATTTTTTGATACCATTATTGACAATGATCAATGGATGGGCAAAGGAAAATCTGAAGGGTCTGATCGTTATCTTTCCGAAGATTATATGTTTTGTCAACTGTGTCAGAAGATAGATATTAAAACTTTTCTATGTCCATGGATGAAATTACAACATATTGGAACATATGTGTTTAATGGAAATCTTCCTGATATGGGGGCTTTAGAATTTGCTGCCCATGGATATGATACTGAAACCCGACCTTTTCTTGAAGATCGAAAAAAGAAGTTAGCATCAAAAGGAATGAATAGAAAAGACAGAAGAGCTCTTGCTAAAGAAAAACGAAAGGAAACCAAAAAGAAGGACAATTCCTCTCATGCTGAGAGCCCTAATCACCTATAGGAAATATAATGATAATTAATAATGAGACTGTTGAAACATTAAAAAACTTTGCAGAAATCAATCAAAGTTTGGTTATTGAGGCCGGCGATGTAATTAAAACAGTAAGTGAACAAACAAACGTTTTAGCAAAGGCTAAGCTCGGTCAGAGCTTTCCTCAGGACTTTGCTATATATGATTTGAATAAATTCTTAGGAGTTCTTTCATTATTTGCAGAGCCTCAATTTGATTTCAGTGAAAAATCTATAAAAATACAATCTAGTGTTGATGCTAATAATTTCGTCGCAGGGGATTCCGTAGCTGAATATCAATTTGCAAATATGAGTTTATTTGAAAATGAGAGAAAAATCCTAGCAAAGGATATAAATTTACCGTCTGAAGAAGCTGTTTTTAAATTAGAAGAAAAATATTTTATGTCTATAATGAGAGCAGCTGCAGTAATGAGTCTTCCAGAAATTGCGGTTGTAGCAAATGATGGAAAACTTAAAATACAAGCAATTGATGCTAAAACATCTATCGATAGTTATGCAGTTGAATTAGGGAATTCAACTTCTAATTTTAAAATGATTTTTAAGATAGAAAATCTTAAACTCATGAGAGGTTCTTATGATGTAAAAATATCAGATAAAGGTCTTGGGCATTTTAAAAACACCGGCAGAGAACTTGAGTATTGGATTGCGACTGAAACAACATAAGGATTATGACAGAAAATATATTATGGGTAGAGAAGTATAGGCCTCAAAAAGTATCGGAGTGTATTCTACCAGATCATTTGAAAGATCCATTTGAATCTTATGTAGCTACAGGGAATATTCCAAATCTTCTCTTATGTGGTGGACCAGGTATGGGTAAAACCACAATCGCGAAAGCAATGTGTAAAGAGATCGGTCTTGATTATTTGGTTATTAATGGTTCTCAAGAATCTGGTATTGACTTATTGAGGGTTAAGTTAGAAAATTATTGTAGTAGCGTTTCATTAATTGGTGGCCGTAAGGTTGTTATTATAGATGAGGCAGATTATTTAAATCCTCAATCTACGCAACCAGCAATGAGAGGATTTATTGAGCGATTTGCTGATAATTGTAGTTTCATTTTTACTTGTAATTATCTTAATAGAATTATCGATCCTATTCATTCTCGATGTTCGGTAGTTGAATTTAAAGTAGATAAAAAAGAATCACCTAAAATAGCACAACAGTTATTAGATAGAATTAAAGTAATTCTTAATGAAAATAATGTAGAGTTCAACGAAAAGGTTCTTGTTGAACTTATTATGAAATATTATCCTGATTTTAGAAGAACTCTAAATGAATTACAACGATATAGCACCAGCGGAAGTATTGATACCGGTATCCTTAGTTTGCTTTCCGATTCTGATTTTAACGCTCTTATTAATGCATTAAAGGAAAAGAACTTTACTAAGGTTCGTAAATGGGTTGTTGATACAAGTCATACAGATGCTAGAACAGTATATAGAAAGTTATATGATAATTTGCATGACCATTTGACACCAGCAGGGCTACCACCAATAATACTTTTATTGGCAGATTATCAATATAAGAGTGCATTTGCTGCAGATCAAGATATAAATCTTACAGCATGTTTAATTGAAATTATGATAGAAGGACAATGGCAATAAATCCGTTTGATTTTGTAAATGATATCAATTATAAGAAAAAAGATATACTAAGTAATGACTTTGATAATCAATTAGAAGGGCAATATAAAGCGTTTCTTGTTAATCGATCTTTAAGCTTTAATTTCGATACTATCCTTCAAGCCAATGAAATGAACACCAGAACTCATCTGGATAATAAACTTCAATACCACTATTTGCTAAATATTATCAGGCCCAAGAATAGATTTGGTCGATGGTTAAAAGCTGAGAAGTATGAAGCCATAGATTTAATTGTTGAATATTATGGATACAGCCTTCAAAAAGCAAGAGAGGTTGTAGATATCTTCAGTGATGAAGATCTGAATACTCTTAGGCAAGAATTATTTACAGGTGGTTTGAAGGAGAACAATGAGCGTAGAGATAGATTCTCTCGTTGAAATCAAGTTAAAGCAGCCCGACGATTTTTTAAAAGTAAAAGAAACATTAACGAGAATAGGTGTAGCATCTAAGAAGGATAAGATTTTATATCAATCTTGTCATATTCTTCATAAGCAAGCTAGATATTACATTGTACATTTTAAAGAATTGTTTATGTTGGATGGAAAACCTTCCAATTTTTCGGATAACGATGCCGCAAGGCGAAATACAATAGTTAATTTATTAGCCGAATGGGATCTGGTACAAAAAGTTGATAATTATAATATCAATGAAGATAATGTAGTTCCAATTAATCAATTAAAGATTATATCTTTTAAGAAAAAAGATGAATGGGAACTAGTTGCGAAATATAATATAGGTAATAAAAAAAATGACGACACTAAGTCTGAAAGCTCATAAATTATACCCTGACGTAACCCTTCCAACATTTTCAACACGAGGCTCCGCATGTTTTGATATACATGCATATTATACTCCTGAAATAGGATGTAAATTTTGGAATGACGATAGGAAAAAATTTATTGAAAGACATGATAAGAATATAGTAATACATCCTTTTCAAAGAGTCCTAGTTCCTACAGGGATAATTTTAGATATTCCATCGGGATATTCAGTAAGAATACATCCAAGATCTGGTACAGCGATTAAACAAGGTATGAGTTTTATTAATTGTGAAGGAGTGATCGATTTTGATTATATCGATCCGCTAATGATTCCTGTAATAAACTTATCAGACGTTCAATCAATTGTTATAAATAACAATGATAGAATTGCTCAGGGCGAACTTGTGAGATTACAACAATATAATATTGAAGAAATTAGCTCACCTCCTAAACAAAAAACCAGCCGAACAGGTGGTTTTGGGAGTACTGGCAAATGAGTAAATTTAAAGTTTTAGGGCACAGTTACGACTTAGAAGTATACGAAGAAGTTTTAACTGATCCCGAAAAAGGTACTATTGAATTCGACGAGGTCGGAGTGTATAGTGCCAATTCCATATTATATTTAATATGGATAGTGTTCAAACACAGATTTGAGCATTTAATAGCAGGAGAAGGTTGGAGAGATTGACCTTTTCTTTTCATATCATTAGGAATTGCTTGCGTAAGGGTTCTTAATGTTTTACTAAACGTCTTTGCTTAAAGAAGGAGGACATATGTTAACGACTAACGCACTTTCTGTATTCCCCACCCACAAACAATTTGAACAAGCATTAGGATTATCCGTTGGATTTGAAACAATGTTTGATAGACTTTTTGAATGTAATCAACAAAACCAATCTAAGGGATATCCACCTTATAACTTGAAAAAAGATGGAGATCATTATATAATAGAGTTAGCAGTTGCAGGACTCGGCGAAAATGATATTAAGGTACATGTTGAGGATAGGGTATTAACTGTCAGTAGTGATACAGAAAAAACCGAAGAAGATTATATTCATCAAGGTATCGCCAGGCGCTCGTTTAAAAGATCTTGGACTTTATCTGATGATATGATAGTTAACGACGCGGTTATGACCAGCGGAATGTTAATTATCACCTTAGAAAGAATTGTTCCTGAGGATAAGAAATCTAGACTAATCCCAATTGTAACTAAATAATTTATTTTTCGTAAATTATACAAGAGGGCGCGTTATAAATATGTTATATGGAAATATGCTCATAACAAACCCTCTTTTAGGATTATAGAATGAAATTAATATTAAAAACAGAAGAAGATATTAGGGTTGCTCCTAATTTTACTCTTCCTGAACTAGTGAAAAGTTCAACAGCAGAAAGAATGGGATTAAATAATTGGCCAGAAGATGATCAAATTCTGATTAACCTTACTAATGTTGCAAATCATATTTTACAACCGATAAGAAATGAATTCGGACCAGTTCGTATTAATAGTGGTTATAGAGGACCAGCTTTAAACAGAGCAGTTGGTGGATCTAAAACCAGTCAACATTGTTTTGGAGAAGCAGCAGATTTTGAAAGTTCCAGAATAGGTAATTATAAATTAGCTTGTTGGGTTAAAGATAATCTAGAATTCGATCAATTGATTTTAGAATTTTATACTCAAGGCGTACCTAGCAGCGGATGGGTTCACTGTTCTTATAAAACAAATGGTCAAAATCGCGGAAAAATTAATACAGCCCTGAGAATAAAAGGAAAAACATTATATAAAGATGGGCTGATTCAATGAAACGATTATTGATATTTCCTCTTTTGGTATATCTTCAATTTCTATATTTAATTGGAGCATATATGGCTAGAAGTTGGGTCGATGATCAAATATTATGGTGTTATAAGAAATTAAAATCTTATGGACACAAAGTGGAATATAATTATTTTAATAAATGAAATTTTATACAAATGTACACCAAATTGGTGATCATGTTTTAGTTAGAGGTTATGAAAACGGAAAACGTTTTGATGATCGCATTGAATATCATCCCACAGTTTTTATCCCTTCCAATGAAAAAACAAAGTATTCAACTATTGATGGAAAATCTTTATCACCCATCAAGCCGGGTACAATAAAAGAAACAAGAGAGTTTATTCGAAAATATGATGGAGTAGAAAATTTTCAAATTTATGGAATGACTGCTTGGAGATATAATTATATTTACGATGAGTTTCCCAAAGATAGAGGTATTGATTATGATTTTTCTCAACTCATAGTTGCGAGTATTGATATTGAGGTTGCCTCAGAACATGGTTTTCCGGATCCAATTTCAGCCTCAGAAGAAATTCAAGCCATCACTGTTGGAGCAAAAGAAAAATATTTTGTATTTGGTTGCGGTAATTATAATAATACTAATCCGGATGTTGAATATTTTCACTGTGCTGATGAAAATCATTTAGTTCAAGAATTTCTTTCTTTTTGGGAAAAGTTAGCTCCTGATATAGTTACAGGGTGGAATATTCAGGGTTTTGATATTCCATATTTGGTTAATAGAATTTCTAGATTATTTGATAATAAAGCTGTCAAAAGATTATCTCCTTGGAGACTAGTTAATGAGCGATCAACAACTTTCAGAGGCAGAGAAACAATTTTTCATGATCTTATTGGAATAGCTGTAATTGATTATATCGACGTATATAGAAGAAATTCTCCTCCTGCGGAAAGTTATAGGTTAGATTATATTGCTTCTGTTGAATTAGGAGAAAGAAAATTATCATTTGAAGAGTATGGAAATCTTTATACATTATATAAAGAAAATTATCAATTGTTTATTGATTATAATATTAAAGATGCTCAGCTTGTAGAACGATTAGAAGAAAAGAAAAAATTGATAGAAATGGTGGTTGCATTAGCTTATGAGGCTAAAGTAAATTTTCAAGACACATTTGGAATGGTAATGATGTGGGAGGTTATTCTCGCGAATGATTTAATGAATAGAAATATAATAGTTCCACCCAAGAAAGATCATACAAAAAATGCAGCATATGTTGGAGCATATGTAAAAGAAGTACAAGCGGGATTACATAATTGGGTTGTCAGTTTTGATTTAAATAGTCTATACCCTCATTTAATCATGCAATACAATGTTAGTCCTGATACTATTTTAACAGGTATTACAGAGCCGTGTCGGGTTGATTCTTTATTAAATAAGCAAGTTGATTTAGACAAATATTATGATAAAGATATTATCATTGCTCCTAATGGGCAAGGATTTCGAAAAGATGAACAAGGATTTTTACCAAGAATAATGCAGGAAAAATATGATAATAGAGTTATCTTTAAAAAGAAGGAAATCGCGGCTAAGAAAAAATTAGAAAAAGAAACAGATCCAGTCGAGATAGAAAAATTAAAAAAGGAAGCAGATTCATTTGGTAATAAACAGACCGCTATGAAATTAATGCTTAATAGTGTTTATGGCGCTTTTGGAAATCCGTATTTTAGATTTTTTGATTTAAGAATATCTGAAGCTATTACATTGGGAGGACAGCTCAGTATTCGTTGGGCAGAAACAGTGGTCAATAATTATCTTAATCAAGTTATGGAAACAGAAGAGGTTGATTATGTTCTTGCATCGGATACAGACTCCCTCTACATTACTTTAGATGGATTAGTAAAAAAAGTATTCCCTGAAGAGCCGGATACAACTAAAGTAATAAATTTTTTAGATAAAGTATGTGAGGAAAAACTACAAGGAGTAATCGATAACGGATATTCAGATCTAGCAAATTATATGAATGCTTATGGTCAGAAGATGTTTATGAAAAGAGAGATCCTTGCTGATAAAGGTATTTGGACAGGAAAGAAACATTATATTCTTAATGTTCATGATAATGAAGGAGTTAGGTATGCAAATCCACGAATCAAGGTTATGGGTATTGAATCCGTTAAATCATCAACACCAACATCTTGTAGAGATAAATTAAAAAAATCTTTTGATATTATTATTAATCACGATGAAGAAGCTATACAAAAGTTTATTGCAGATTTTAGAAAACAGTTTGAAAAAGAACCTATTGAAAATATTGCGTTCCCTAGATCTGTTAAAGGGATTGAAAAATATAATGGTGGTACAAATTTGTATGCTAAAGGAACACCTGTTCATGTAAAAGCAACACGCTTGTATAATCATTTTCTGAAACAAAATGAATTGCAAAATAAGTATCCTCTTATTCAAGAAGGGGAAAAGATTAAATTTGTTTATTTGAAACAACCTAATCCTATTAGAGATGGTGTCATAGCCATGATGGAAGGTTTACCCGAAGAGTTCGGGCTTCATGATTATATTGATTATGATAAACAATTTGAAAAGTCTTTTAGGGGGCCTTTGAATGAAATATTAAAAGTAATTGGATGGTCTCCTGAAAAAACAAGTTCTCTAGAAGCGTTTTTAGTATAGAGAATTTGATAAATATGTAATGAAGGTAGTTCGGAATAAGCTTAGCTACCGAAATTATGTATAATTAGTGGTGAGAGATTAATATAAAATAGAGGAGTTATATATGTTAGATAAGGCACTCGGTTGGATGAGAAGTTTAACTGAACTTGGTTTGGCAGTTATTGCTTTGGGCGTAGTTCTTCAGATTATTTTTGGTGCAGCTTTACCGTTTATCGGAATTGATATCGTGGGTTCTGTTGTAGCACTTGTAAAACAATTAGGACAAGAAGGTTTTGTCGGATTAATTGCTATATGGGTACTCTGGGGAATTTATTCCAAGTCATAACTAGTTATGTAAAAGGGGGAGCCGAATTCTGCCCCCCTTTTTTCTTGATTATTATGTTAAATTATATTATAATGTATGATGATTAATTGAAAAGGTTTTATGAGTGATTATTTTGGAGAAATGTTGAAAGTGGCTGATAACACTTATGGTTCTAAAGTGAGCGATGGTGTTGAAGCCGGAGATGTTGAAAGTTTTATTGATACCGGTTCGTATATTTTAAACGCACAGTTATCAGGAAGCATTTATGGAGGATTGCCCTCAAATAAAATTACAGCATTTGCTGGCGAAAGTTCAACAGGTAAAACTTTTTTCGTTTTGGGCTGCGTCAGACAGTTTCTCGCAGATAATCCTACTGGCGGGGTTATATATTTTGAAAGTGAATCTGCCCTAACCAAAGATATGATTGAAATGCGTGGAATAGATTCTAAGCGCATGATTATCCTTCCTGTTGCAACAGTTCAAGAATTCAGAACACAAGCAATTAAAATTTTAGAAAAACATTTAGAAGAACCCGAAAAAGATCGTCCTCCAATGATGATGTGTCTTGATTCATTAGGCAATCTGTCTACTACTAAAGAAATGGAAGATATTAGTGACGGCAAAGAGACCAGAGATATGACCAGAGCACAAATGGTTAAAGGTACATTTAGGGTTTTAACTTTATTAGGTGGTAAAGCTAAAGTACCTCTTGTTGTTACTAATCACACATATGATCAAATAGGGACATTGTTTCCTCAAAAAATTATGGGTGGGGGAACAGGCTTACATTATGCTGCATCTTCTATTGTTTTTCTTTCCAAGAAAAAAGAAAAAGACGGAACAGAAGTTATTGGTCAAATAATTCATTGTAGAACTTATAAATCAAGACTCACAAAAGAACATAAAATGGTGGATGTCCTTCTTACATATAAAGAAGGATTGAATAGATATTATGGATTAGCAGAATTAGCAGAGAAGTATGAAATCTTTAAAAAAGTTTCTACTAGATTAGAAATGCCTGATGGAGAAAAGGTTTTTCTAAAAACCATGCTTAAAAATCCCACAAAATATTTTACAAAAGATATTCTTGATCAATTAGATGAAGTCGCTGGAAAAGAATTTTTATATGGTGAAATAGGAATATCTGAAGAACTGGATCCAGAGGATGATAGTAGAGAAAGTTAAAGTAGTAGAACTAACATTAGAAGACGGATCAAAAATGATATGTCGCGGGGGCGAAGAAGCAGTACTTAGAGCTTGGGGAACCCGGCCAGTAGTTTCTGCTAGGTGGACAGGAGAAGAAGAAACGATGCAATGGATTCCAGAAGGAGAACTAAATGAGTAATGAATTAACAAAGGAAGATTATAATAGAATTGGTGGTTATTATAATTTAGTTCCTCATCCTGAACATCCTGAAGATGTGTCTCAAATGTGTGTTGAATTAAATGCGGGCCCTTTTAAAGGAACTATTATAAAATTAGGGAAGTTTCAAGTAGCGCCACCGGATGAAAAGGGAGAAAGTAATGCGAAATATGAATACGATGTTATTCTTGTTCCACCAGAATTACAGGGTGTAGAACATTCCGATGAAGAAGGCGTAGAGTTTGAATATATGATTGGAGAAATTTTAGTTAAATTATTATGGGACAGATATAAAGAAGAGAGTGAAAAGGAAGGAGTAAAAACTAATGACGCCACGGATAGAACGCCTGATACTATCACATTTAATACATAATGAAAATTTTACGAGGAAAGTTGTTCCTTACGTAAAATCTGAATATTTTGAAGATTCATCTGAAAAGATAGTTTTTAAATTAATTCAAGAATATATTTTAAAGCATAATGACCTACCAACCAAACAAAGTTTATTAATAGATTTAGATCAATTAGATGGTATACATGAAACAGAATATACTAAATCTAATGAAATAATTAATACTTTAGAGAAGCCTAGTGATTCTAAAGACATCACACCCTGGCTTTTAGAACAATCAGAAACATTTTGTCAAGATAAAGCAATATATAATGCTGTAGTGAATGCTATCGCAATTCTTGAAGGTAATGAAAAGACTCATTTATCTAAAGGAGCAATTCCCACTGTTTTATCAGAAGCTTTAGCTGTTTCTTTTGATCCTCATATAGGACACGATTTTATTGAAGACGCGGACAATAGATTTGATTTTTATCATAGAGTAGAAGAAAAACTTGAATTCGATCTCGAGTTGTTTAATAAAATTACAAAAGGGGGTTTACCTAAGAAGACTTTAAAT